CTTGTGCGCGATTAGCAAACGCGCTCATACGCTGGGACAGAGTTTGAAACATTTGCCCCTCTGTACTTGCTAAAGGCTGTTGACGGGTTAACTGTGACTGATAAGGCATTATACTGTACCACGCTTCTTATAGCGCCCAACCGATGAGGCGACTTCGCCACTCGCAGATAATAAGCTAGAGGTTTTCGCTGTCTTAATATTGGACTGAAGCATAGTAAGTCGTTGGCTTGTGTTGCTTTCCGCTGTTGCTGTGTCTAATTCTTTACGGCTTATATCTTCCATTTGAAGGGCTTGGGCGCTTGAGCCTGTGCCGCTTGTTATTCCTGACGCGCCTGCTTGAACATTAGACATGGCTAATGAAGCGACTAATCGGCGTTTACGCTCAATCTCCGCACTCTTTGCATTTGTTGCCTCTGCTCTACCTTGAGCTTCTAAGTTTTCTTTTTGTACGCGGCCTGACTCAACAGTGGAATAGACGCTAGCGGCTGTCCCGATAAGTGATGCCCAACCTGCTACGCCTAATGAAGCCATAATATATCTCTCATGCTGAAATCTCTAAATCTAAAGCTAATATTGTCATAGGTACTGGATCGACCTGCGTTATTGTAACCTGCGCCTTTTGTGACCAACCATGCAAATATAGCTCTGTTGTGTCGCTGGAGGCTTGTGGTACATCATCAAACGTATCTGAGTCTAATTGTCTGTCTGCTAATCTTTCGCCATTCACAAAAATACCTAACGACTCGTATCTGTTAATTGTACACCTAACAATGCGCTTTTCACGATTAAGTGTTGGCCCGTCTTGAAACGAGTCAGATACAGGCATTGTGGTAATAGTGGGGTTAAAGTCTAATCCTATCTCTAATGTCTCGGCTGATGGCGTTCTATCAAGTGTTATTGAGCCACTTGAAACGGTAGCATCTGTTTGAACTGCGCCGTTAAGCTTTACTTTAACTGTCGCGCCTTCTAAATAATCTAATCCTGTCACGGTTGCGCTTGAATGGCTCGCAATAACTAAAGCTGAATCGGTATAAAGGCTTTCCCCTAGCTTCTCAAGATAATTATATTCTACGCTGTCGATAGTTCGTCTAACGATAAAGTAAGTATCTGTGTCTAACACGCCAACACGCTTAAATAATCCTGACGTTGTTGTCCAAGGGCCTGACCACGCGTTAATCTCTTGCTCTCGTAATGTGTTTAAAACAACCACATCACCCGCAGTATTCACGATATAGATGTAATTTGTCTCGTTTGTGCTTGTGCCGATAACGGAATCAATGTCAACAGGGGTATTAATCAAGTGAGTGGATAATTGAGAGACAGAATTAGACACGTGAGCATCTTCTTGGAATGAATACAAGAACTCTCTAAAGCTTTGGCCGTTACGTTGGACATAAAGCGTTGCGCCATCTATTGAGGCAGCCCTCACTTTTGCCGAACCATAACTTGTTTGTCTCACCACACCGAAATTAGCAGGGGTAGCAGGGGAAGTCGGCACAACAAATTCGCCGCCAGAGGTGTATATTTCAAGCTTTCTGCCGGGGATTACGTTTCTAATCTCATTTACTTGGTCTGTATCTAAAGCCCCTACAATCGCATCATCTGCCGCGCCCGTGCCAACATCAAAGTTATAAAAATCATTTGCCACAGATAACCAAATACCTTGAGGCCGACCCTTTGCGCCACCAAACACCATACGACCCTGAAAGAAAGTAATCGTTAAGGGCCAGCCTCTTGTCGTAGACCACACATCTTCAGCGCCACCACCAAAATCAAACTGTGGCGTGTTTGTGATAGGAACGTCATCTCTTATCCAAACGCCTTCCTGAGAAGAATCTCTGACAACGCGCAGCGGGGCAACGTCTTTATGCGTAATAATTAGTGTGTCAGCGGTCTGTGACCAGTTAATCTCATTTAGTTGGGCGCTCGTGTGGGGTATATGAATACCTGCTATCTCAACATCATCCTTATAAACCATAATATTCTGGTCTGTTGCTACCAGCATATAGGTTTGCTCAGTATTAAATGAGAACGGGATTAAGCGTGCATCGCTTATTCCGCCTGAGTTTTCCCATAATTCGAACTCTGCAATCTTTGCTCTTTCTGTTGTGAGGTCGGTTGCGCCGATTCTTGCTACACGCCAATATCTCGCAGAAACATTAACGTGGGTGCGATAAGAAACCTCAGTAGAGGATAGATTAATAGTATAAGCGTCCACCCACGATATATCATCAGTGCTGTACTGTATTTTAAACTCAGCATTTGTTGAGGTTGTTAAGCTCATTAACGTAACATCAGCGAAATGAATAGCTTTTGCTGAACCTAAATCGTAATGGACAACCACATACGGATTAACCGTGCCTATATTAGTCGTTGTTAATAGATAGGTTGTCTCATCTTCGTCATTTGCGTTAGCCCCAGTACCGCCGTTAGGTGTTGTAATCGTGACGCTAGAGGTTACTCGCGAGATGATATTATGGCAGGTATCAATATATTCTGTGCCGGGTCTACGAGATACGCCGCCTTGAGGGATGCAAACAGCGTTTGCTAAGGTTTCAGCGCCGTTATAATACGCTTTAAGGTCTATTCTTCCCGCTAATCGAGGGTCTAGGACACCGGCTGAAAAGGACGATTGAATACGTCTTAATCGTGGCATTTAGCGAACCTCTAAAAGAGGGGCTGATTCTATCGCGGAATTAGTACGACCTTGTGAGTCGCGGTTCATTGCGACAAGCCGTTGGCGGTCTGCTTGATTTGCGAATAACTCTGCTAATGTTCTATTGTCTGTCACAGAAATAGCAAACTCAGCCGCTAAAGCATATTGCATGTATTTAACAAAGTAAGGGGGGAGAGTTGTCTCTTCTGGCTTGAACCAGAAATCAATCTCAATAGTTTCTTGATTTGAATAAAGCTTATCCTCGTAAATCTCGAAAGCTGTACGAGGATAGGTTCTATAGGTTAATAATAAATTGCCGGGTAACTGAAAAGCATTAGCCCACTCATTAAGCGGCTCTGCTGCTAGTTTAGATAGGGTAACTTTTCCCATAGCGAAGCGCCAAGGATAAGAGGTGATAGCGTCCTCATAAACAACTGCATACAAATTAGCTGCGGCTCTCGCCCCTGCCCCTGCATCAGTAAATGAATTGATAGTCTCGTGACCAATAAGCAATAAAGCGTTACTGCTCATACTAATATCAGTAGCCATTAGTTATTCCTAATTAAGAGAAAGCCCCAATTAAGGGGCTATCAATTTTAGTCAGTATCAGTGTTAGCCAATACAGTGCCATCGTTTACATCAACCACGCCAGCGGCGTTAGTCAAGACGTAATAGAGGGCTGCCACAGTAGTAGTACCAGTAGACGTTAGGGCATAAATTAAATCACCAGCTGTCAAGTCAGCCGAAGCATCATTGAAGTAAGCCGCTGTATTTAAATCTGCCGCGCTGTCTGTAGTTGTGTATGTCCAGAATGAAGGGGCCTGAGAATCAGTAGCACCAACACGGAACAAACTTGGGTGTGAATAAGCCATGTTAATCTCCTATGTTTCGTCAGCGTTAACTTGGATTAAACCTGCTGTGTCACGGATAGCCGCTCCACACTTCATCATGCCATTGCATAACCATGAAGTTTTAACAGGAGCCCAATCAACATTGGTTGTAATATCAATACCCGTTGCAAGACCTACAGCAGACTTATGCCATGCGTAACCTTGACGAACATCGCCAGCAGCAACCGTTAAGCCGCCTTCATCACGAGACTCAATGATGTGCCAATGGAAACCCATCCAATAATCTAATGTGCCCGTCATTAATGCTTGCACACTATTGTAGTCAGACGAACCGACTTGAGTTTCTAAAAGCATTTTAGATAAGCCGTCAGCAGATACAGCAATGTGCCGATCTTGATCAATAGGAACACCAGCATCATTTAACTCTTTAGAAGCTTCAACAACTTTCTCAATGTTCATATTAGTATCAGCACCACCAACAGAGGTTGCTACAGTAGCGCCCGGTGTTGCGGCGTCCATTGCATCAATGATGATTTGCTCTTGACGACGATATAAAGCGCCCGCGATTGTATTAGCGAGCTCTTGCTTTTCGTCAAAGTTAACTTCAGCCGCATCAAACATATCTGTGTATTCTGGAGCGTTCCAGTTACCTAGAGTTGCTGTGATTGTGCTATGTGAAATGTCCATAGGCGTTACATCAGCTTGTGACGGCTTCTGATTCGCTAGGCCTTTACCCATTGCGCGGAATTTATAGGTGTCACCTATTACGTTATTTCGTTGTGTTACTGCTGCTACGATACCTGAACCCATCGTTTGAAAAGCATGTCGTTTGAAAAGCATGTTTAACCATGTCATCAAACTGGACTGAGGCAACAGCGGATAAGTTCTTACTCATTGCTATTCTCCTAAAAAGAAATTAATTATGTTTTTAGGGTATCTCGCAATAAGCGGGGCCTGTGGTATATCTAAGATATAGGCCGATAAACGGGTGTCTATGCGTCCATTTTACTAGACGCATAGTAATTGTCAACCAACCGTTGTGCGCTTTGGCTCTGAGCCGAATTTCCTAGCATATAAAGCATCAACCTCTTTACGATATTCAGTGTCCGAGCCATAACGAGGATCAGCCATTTTCTGCCTTAAGTCGGCATGTGATAAGCCTGTGTCTAGGTTGTCGTTATCATTAGGTATCTTGAATCCGCGAGTTTGTGCAATAAGTGCCTCAACCGCTTTAACCCCTGCTGCTGTGGTCGTAGCTTGAAGAATGCCTGCGTAATCATCTTCTGATAAGTTAGCGCGAGCAAAATCATCAATATTCTGAAGTCTCGCTTTAGCGTTATCACCTAAAGCAGCTAATTCACCGCCTCGGTCTTGGCTTTGGCTATCAAAGTCGTTTTGGACATACATGTGTAACAACTTAGTAAAGCCATCTTGATTAAGGTTGTTTTCTTTTGCCCATTCTTGGAAATTACCCATCATTGGGTCATTCTCGGCCCACTCACCCTCGATACCATCAGGCATAGAAAGCTCATACTCATCAGGGCTTCCTGTAAATCCACCAAACTTAGAGGCTAATTCTGGATAGGCTGCGGCTTGGTCTGCTACAGATTTGTATTTATCTGAATTAAAGTAATCTGGTTTATCCCCTACTCCGGCCACACCTTCTGATGCGAACCATTCTGCGGGGTTTTCTGTTATTGATTCTTCATTAGGTGTCGCGGCTTCTGCCTCGGCTAATAAGGATTCTTCTGACATTTTATTCTCCTGTTTCTGAGTGATGACATGCAGCTAAAATACTGCGAATAATATCGTTTTGACCTTCTCGAAAGAAAGCCATTTGTGATGTTGATTCTGGTCGAGCAGTTGGCTGTCTAATAGTCCAGTCAATCAATATACCTAATACACGCTTGCCTAGCTCAGAATCCATAAACAACTCTCTCATGTCTGAGTTCATTGCTCTGATGTTTTCATATTGCTCGGACCTCGCTTTATTCATTTCTTGCGAGTCGATATTAAGGGCTTGCCAACCTTTTAAGTCTGTTACTGCCTCTGTTGCTGCGCTCATTGAGCCCCCTGTGGCATTTGTGCTTGTGCGATTATTTGTGCAACCATTTCCATCATTTTCTCTTTATCGCCCTCTTCTCTGTGTAGCGAAGCGGGTACACCGAGTAATTCACCTAAGACCTTCGGCATATCCTCGACCTTAGTTGTGCCCATAAAGATTTCAGGACTAGACATACCCATTTCCATCCATCGAGTGATATTCTGGATTTCTTCAGCATCTTGAGCGCGAGCAAGTGGAGACTCGTATCTTAATGTAACTTCACGACCATCTACCGTAAACTCAGGTATCTTGCCTAATCGCTGTAAGATGTAAACTCCACGCTTAACAACCTTCTCAAGCAATTCAGTTTGTAGTCGGCCAAAGGTCGCTCCAGCAGTCGCAACCAACTCTTGCTGTCTAATTGAAATCTCTGTGGCTGACTTGGTCGGCCCTTCGACTGGGCCAAGCTGGTTGTTAAATAAAGCATCGTTAATATTCTCTCTTAAGTCTGAAAGGATGATTTGAGATACATCAATACCGTTACCAGTGTCTAATCGTCTTAAAGTGGGATTCTCGTTAGAGTTACTACCAACAGGAATTAAAGCATTAGGGACTAATTGGATTGTGTACGGATTAACCGCACCATCAGCCACATGAGTATAAATACCCGCAATATCAATCGCGGCTCTACGTAATGTGAACTCGACAACCTTATTCGCTGTAAGAATATCAGGCAATGCCTGCATGATTGGGCCACGACCTAAGATTTCACCGGGCATTACGGCTGTACGGAATACGATCCAAGGGCTTACGTCCTCTTCTCGCTCCACTATCATTTCCATGCCCTTCTTAATCATCACCTTATAATCGTATTTCTTAGTCTCAGGGTTAAATATAGTCCCCTCGATTATCTTGTGTTTAGAGTCTGGCTTGGTTTTAATCTCTTCTGCAATACCTTGAGGGATTTTAGCATCAGGCCATTTTCTTTCTATAAGGCGAGCAGGCACATCATATTCTCTAAAGACTGTCTCGATTGTGCCGTTAGGCCCCTCTTCTGGAACAATTTGAGCCAAAGGTACAGCCACAATATCAAAAGGTTGGTCATCGTCGCCTTCTTGAAACAATAGTGCGCCAGTAGATACGCCGCATTCTAGGATAGCCTCGTGTACTTGAGTGGCTAAAGGGGAATGATTAAAGGTTGTAAAGAGAACATCAGTGGCTTTCTCAAGCCCTTCTTTAACTTTATTGGCTTCGTCTTCTGGTAACTCTTCACCCGGTACGAGTTTAGCCCACTTTCTCCAAGGTGGAATAATTGTAGCCACCATACGTGATGCGTATTTCTGCAATCCATTGATGGCAGTAGAATC